CCTGCCCGCCGCTATCTTCCCGCTTCGCCAAGACCTGTATTGCGCCTTGGTGATCTCGCCGGCCTCGAGCCGCTCGCGCATCTTCTCGTCGTCGGCCTCGAACTGCGCCAGATAGCGCTTGAGGTTGGCGTAGGCCGTCTTGCTCGCCTCGCCGTACACTCCCGCCACCTCGCGCTCGAACGCCCGAATCTCGGCGTCTGAGAACTCGTGAGCGCTATCCTTCGCCATGCGCCGCCTCCAATCGTCGGCACGCATGGTCGCCCGCGCATAACGGAAAAGGGCCCCGACCGAAGCCGGGGCCCTTCCCTACTCGCCGTCCGCCTCTAGCATCTGGCGTACCTCGTCGCGCCAGCGCTCGGGAACGCTCTCGAGCGTGCGCTTGCCGCTTTTCACGGCGCGGTAGTAGATCTTCGCCAAGTTACTCACCTCCAACGATGTCGCCGAGCTCGAGAAGGGCCGCTTGCGAGTCGGCGACTTGCTGCTGGAGCGATGCGATCTGCTCCTCCATGCTCATGCCGTCCGCCTCGTGTGCCGCCCAGACGGTGTCAAAGTCGGCCTTTGCGCCCTCGACCGTCAGCTCGCCAGTCGGGTCGGTGAAGTGCAGCTCCTCATAGGTGAACACCTTCACCTTGACGGAACCGCCCTCGCCGCCCTGCTCCTCGCGCTCGCCCTCGGAGATGCCGCGGCGCAGCCAGACGTCGGCTCCCGCGATTTCGACCGTCTCGGGCCTCTCGCCCGTTCGCTCCGACTTCACAACCATATTTTTCCTCCTAACCCACGGCCCTCGCCGCGTTGAATATGCACCGCTTAGCGTTCATCTGGTGCTCCATGACGGCCGTTTTCAGCCAGCCCCAGTAAGAGCACACGCGCCTCGCCAAACGCTCGGTGCGCCTGCGCCTGTAGCGCGCGAACGCGCGTCGCAGTCGTTTCCAGAGCCTCTTTCGCAAGTCGACCCGGCGCCCGCGAGCGCACCAGATGCGATAGCCCGCGAAGTCGATGGACTCGGCGCCGTTGCGCCTCACCTTCCACGGTTTCAGCGACAATCCTAGCCGCCCCAAAACGCGCGCGGCGATGGCAGCGGCCTTCCCGAGCGAGCGCTTTGAGTTGCCGAGAAAATAGCCGTCGTCGGCGTACCACACCTGGCATCCCGCGAGCCTCACGCGCTTGCCGCGCCGCTCCTTCGCCGCCTCCTCGACCGCGTGGTACGCGAACGAGATCACGAACGCCGCCAACCGAAGCGACAGGTAGCTGCCGAGGATAAGGACGCCGCTCATCGTCGACAGCAGCGAATGGAGCAGGTAGAGGACCTGGCTGTTCTTGACGTAGCGCGCCACCAGACCCTCCACCACCGCTGTCTGCATCGAGCCGTAGCAGTTGCGGATGTCGACGTGCACGTGGTAGACGAAGCGGTGAACCGCGCGCCTGAGCTTGCGCATCCCCAGCGCCGCGCCCTTGCCCTTGACGCCGCTCGACACCTGCCAGAAGCCGACCTTGGCGTCAAGGAGCGGCTCAAGTGCCCCAACGCACAGGTAGTTGCACACCTGCCGCTTGATGCTCTCGACGCTTATCTCGCGCAGCTTGCCGCTGTTCGGGTCGTGCTTCAGGTAGGTTCGAATCGGCTCGAACGTAAGCGTCTCGGTCGAGAGCTCTAGCCAGATGCGGTCGACGAACGCCGTCTCGGTGCCGTATTCGTCGGCGACGCGCCAGCCGTTCTCCTTGCCGGAGTCGCTTTTCTTCCATCGGTGCAGGGCCTCGACGACGCTCTTGCGCGTGAACTCGAGGCCCTTGCAGTAGGTTTTCATAGATCAAAGCTCTTTCTGTCTGTCATACGAGCGTTCGCCTTGCGGCTACCAGCCCGTGAGCCTTGCGGACAAATTTCGCTCAAAGGAGTCAGGCTGAGCCGCGTCCCGCCAGAAAGCGGCGGGCGCGGTAGACACGGTGCGAGTAGAGATTTATAGACAGATTGCCGGGAGACGAAGTTCCAAGTGGCCCTACCGGACCTGTTCCACGAGTCCGCGCAACGAAGACCGGCACTCGAGCCGCACCACAGGTTGCCGAGGAACAGAACCAGAAACCAGCGCCGCCCTCACCGTGAATCCCTGTTTGGGGTTAGGAGGGGGCCAGCCCCCTCTCAGGGCTACGCCCTGATTCACCCCCGGCTACGGCCCGTAGCAGAAAGCCGGGAGACGAAGACCCAAGTGGCCCCACCGGACCAGATCCACGAGTCCGCGCAACGAAGACCGGCACCCGAGCCGTACCACAGGTGGCCGAGGAACAGAACCAGACGGATTGTGCCTTTGACCTTACCGCCGGATGTGTCGAAGTAGAAGTAGTCGCCGACACCAGTCGTCGCCGAGCCGCCGAGCCCCTTTCCCAAGATAAGGCCGTTGACGAACTGGATGTCGAACATGTAGCCATCTGCCGTCGGCATACACGCCGCCGTCGGGGTCACCCCGTCCGCCACGGCATTCTTCTTCTCATTGCGAGTGTCGGGGTTGACCGCGATGCCGAAGCCCGTGCCGTCGGAGACGAAGAGCGTATCGCCCATGAACTCCCACAGGCCCAGCCCCGTCTCGACGCCGCCGATCTTGAACGGATGCTTGCCGTCCTTCGCCACCTGGCCGTCGCCCACGAGGGCGTCGGTGTTGCCCGTGTTCCACGGCGCACTCTGGAGCCATGTGTTCACGGTCGTGTCGAACGCCTTGGCGACGTCCATGAGAAGCGCCACGTTGCCGTCTGCGAGCGTCTCCTTGCCGCCGACGACCGCGCCGTCGAACACGTCGTATGCGGCTGCGGCGCCTCGGTCTGGGCACGTGGTGCCCGTGTCGGTGCCGTACATCATCGACGCGCCCACGGGGATCTTCGCCGCCTGCTCGGCGGTGACGACCACGCGCGTGACGCCCGTCTCGGCGAGCGCGGGGTGGATCTGGATGTTGAAGTCCGTGCAACCTGGGAAATCCACCTGGGAGGACTTGCAGAGCGTCTTGGTCAACTGGTGGAAGTTGATATACCACTGGTCATAGACGCTCATGCCCGAGTAGCCCGTGGTCGCGGTCTTGCAAAGGTCGACGAGCGAGTCGTGCGACGTCGTGCGGTTGGCGACCTTCGCGCCCGAGACGGAGCGCGGGCGCCCGTCGGCGTCGATGCTCATGGGATACGTCGGCGTCAGCATGTACGGTCGCAGCGTGCCGTCCGGCAGCAATGCCTTGGGGTTCGGCTGCGAGCCGCTGAATCGGCTGTCGGACCACGAGACGAGCAGGTTGCCGTTCGTCAGCACCTCGACCGCCTGCCAAACGACCGGCGCGATCTCGTAGACGTTGTTGCCGTGTCCGTTGTCCACACGCGAGAAACCGTAGTCGACGCCGTCGATGGCCTCGACCCACGGCACGCCATCAGCGTCGGCACCGGCGTTGGCGGACACGTGGAACCACGGGCCGCCCTCGGTGTCGAACGGGTCGACAGCCGCGCTCGTCGCCGTCGCGGGCACGAACTCGGTGGAGGCCACGCGCTTCGCGGCTGCGCTCATCGGCTGGATGTCTGTCGGACTGCCCGCCGGGATGAGGAACGTGTACACCAGCCCCGTCTTGTGCTTGTCCACCATCGCGGCGACGCTCTCGTTGGAGTAGCGGCCCGTCGAGGCGTCGCGCTCGAGCGCCTTCTGGTCGCCCAGATTCTTCACCGCGCCGACAAGCGCCCACACCGCCTTGTCCGATGCCAGCGGGTCCGCGTACTCGAACCCCTCGGTTGCCTGCTCGGTTGCCTGCGTATCGGCCATTTAGGCACCTACCTTTCGCATCTGGCAAATCTTGCCGTTTACCTTCTTGAGTCCCAGCGCCGTCACGGCAGCCGCCGAGTCGATAATCGACTGGTAGTTCAGGGCTGCCGTCTTGGCGTCCTTGAGCGCCGCCTGCGCGTCGGCGAGGGCTTTGGTCGAATCCTGCTCGCGCTTCTGCTCGGCGGTCTTGCGTTTGGCCTCAGCCTCCTTGCGCTCCGTCTCGTTCTGCTCGCGCTCGGTCTCTTTCTCCTTGCGCCCCGCCTCGGCGTCGGCGCGGTCCTTCTCCGCCGTTTCGACAGAAGCCTTGAGCTGCTTGAACTCGTTGTTGACCTTGTTCACGCCAGCCGCCGCGTCCGTCGCGGGCTTCTTGAGCTCCGCGATCTGCTCGGCGGTGAGGTCGCTGTACCTCAGCGCGTCGCCCTTCGGCACGCCGACGACCAGCACGTTGCCCTCCATCGCCGCCGTTGCCTCCGAGCCCGAGGCGAGCGTCGTGGCGCGTGCCCCCTTGACCTCGGCGGCGACAGCCCTGTCGCGCGCGGCCTCCGCCGCCTTCTGCGCGGCCTTGGCCTCGTCTCGCGCCGTTTCCGCGTCCTTAATGGTGCGCTGGTCGCTCGGCTCGTAGATGTACTCGGCGGGCTTGGCTCGCCTCTTTACGTCCCAGAGCGCCTCGATGCGCGTGCGCCCGCCGTATGCCTCGTCCGTGATGTAGGCCCATGCGTACACGCGCCCAGCCACCTGGAGCAGCTCGTCGGGAATCTTCGCCTTGCTGTTAGCCACCGCAACCGTGTAGCACGTCCCCGTGGTCGACTTGGCGAAATGCACCTGCTCGCAGCCGACAACCTCGACCTCGCGCCCGGTGTCCCACTGCCACAGCTCGCCGTCAAGCACCTGCAATGCCGCCATCACTCATCACCTTCCTCGTCCTCGTCGCCCTCCTGGGCACCCTTCGCGTTCGCCGCCAGGGCGGGCGGCAGCGCGGCCATGCGCTCCTCCTGCTCCCGCTGCTTGCGCTCCATGATCTTCGCCCTCTCGTCGGGCGTGATGTTCGGCAGCTTTCGCAGGATCGTCTCGTCGTCCAGCCACTCGGCCTCCAGGCACACGGTCTCGACCTGCTCCTTGGTGTTGCTGATGCGAGTGTGCGTGAACACGGGCGTGTCCTCGATGCCCTGCAATGCGAGGATGTCCATGATACCCTCGCGGATGTGGCGCTCAAACTCGGCGGCCTCCTCGTCCATCGGCTGGTATGCCGCGTCGATATGGTCGTTGGTCGCCCCCGCCGCGATGGTGTGGACGTCCAGCGCGCCGAAGTCCTCGTAGATGTCGGCCTTGATCTGCGCCAGCGTCTCCTTGCGGCCCTCGACGGGCACCTCCTGCGTGTACGGCGTCACGGACTGCCCCTGCTCGGCGTCGACCTCGGCCACGTGCGTCAGCTTGAGCTTCGCCCGCCACAGGTCGAGGTCCCTGTCGTCCATGCCGCCGGCTCCGTTGATGAGCCAGTAGATCTGTGCGCAGTCGCGCGTGTCGTTCACCAGGCCGCTCTTGATGAGGTCGTAGGCGTCGATGCTCTCGCGCATGCCGACGAGCGTGCTCTGGTGCGCGTCGCTGCCCCAGACCGCCACGATGGGCAGGCGGGAGTAGTTCTCCGCATCGACGGCCAGCTTCATCCCGTCCGCCGGTATCTCCCGATACGTGACCTTGTAGGCGCGCTTGGCCTCGGCCACCTCGAAGTCGAAGCCGCTGCCGCCCGACACCATCTCCGTGTAGCCGTCCTGCTCGTAGAGGGTCGCGTGCCACGGGTGATCGGAGTCGAGCCGCCAGAACCTCACGCCGGCGTATAGCGCCCCAGAGTACTCGTCCCACACCGGGCAGAACTCGTCGGCGGTGAACACGTCGATGTGGTCGAGGTTCCAAAACGGGAATGACACACCGTGGATGAGCGCCTTGAGCCCCATCTCCATGACGTCGTCGTCGAAGCGGTCGCCAAGCCCCTCCTTGGTCGTGTCCTTGCCGCCCGCCGAGACGTCCACGAAGCTCACGCCCTTACCGAGCGAGTACGTGCAGCGCTGGACGTTTAGGCGCTTGAACAGGTTACTCGCCAGCCTCAGCTTCGAGGCTGTGAAGTCCTCGGCCTCGGCACCGGAGCACGAGTAGATCTTCTGCACGAAACGGTTGATCGTGACGTTGTGCTGGCGGTAGTACTCGTTCGCGGTGACGGCGTTGCGGTACATCTCGCTCGACATGTGCCGCTCGATGGCATCTGCCGCGAATGCCGTCGCCGACGCCGCCGCCTTGAGGTCGCCATCGGTCACCAAAGGACCTTTAGACAAAGCCGCTACCTCCCTTCAAAAAATGGGTTTACCTGCCGTTTCGCAGGCTTGTACATGCGCAGTGTTGCCACGCCGTAACGGAGCGCGTCGCAGCTGTGGTCCTCGACCTTGACGGGCTTGTCGCCGTCCGCCTTGGCGTCCCAGCAGTAGCCGCCGAGCTCGCCTATCAGCCCCGCGCAGGCGTCGGAGATGCGCACCGTGCCGTTGCCCAGGCACACATCCGTCTCTCGTATGCCGTCCGCGACGTCGTTGCGCCCGTTCTTGGTCTTGAACCCGGCCTGCCGCATCGCGGCGATGAAGCTCGTGGCGCTCGGGTCGATGATGAACTTGGGCGGCTTGCCCAGCCCGCGCACGAAGTCGGCCATGTCGGCCACGTAGTCGGCGTCCGTCTTCTGGTGCCCCGTGTCGCGGCCCGAGTAGCGGTACTCGTCAACCACGTGCCACACCTTGCCGTCAAACGCCCACAGCAGCGCCGCGAAGGCGTTCTGCGTGCCGTAGTCGCAAGACACCGCGTACTTGACAGCGCCGCCCGTATACCGGCTCTCGAGGGCACCCTCCCACTCGGGGTAGACCAGGCCCTCGGCCAACGTCCACTTGCCCAAGATGTAGCGGTCGTAGTACACGCCGCTGCCGTAGTCCTTGATGAGGGCCTCGATGACATCCGGTGCCAGCGCACCGTCCCAGATCGTGTAGTCCTGCCTGTAGATGTCGCTGTCGCCGTCGAGGAACCGCTTGAACCAGTGGTTCGGGCTGTCGGGGTTGCAGGTGCCGTCGAAGCGGCTGTGCTCGCAGCGCAAGCGGCTCTTGAGCATCTGGAACACGTCTTCGCTCCACGTGGCGACCTCGTCGCCGTAGACCCACTCGAACGTGGCGCCCTGAATCTTGGATACGCTTGTCTTCTTGTCCGCCCCGAGGCAGTAGACCTTGCGCCCGAAAATCTGGGCCGTGTTGTCCCGCCCGATCTGGCTGACGACGTCTTCGCTGTAAAGTGAGCGCATCGGCTCGAGGATGTTGCGCTCGAGCGTCGAGCGGGTGTTCCCGATCATCACCGCCAGCCCCTCGCCCCGCATGGCGAGAAGCCTCTGCGGTATGGTCACGGCTATGTCGACGTAGCTCTTGCCCGAGCCCGTCGCCCCGCACTTCACGTTGTAGCGGTGCGTGCAGTTGGCGAGGTACTCGCGCTGCATCCTCGTGAGCGGCATCGGCTACTCGTCCCCGCCGATTGAAGACGGCACGGACAGCACCAGCTCCTTGGCGGCCTTGAGCACCGCCGTGTCGGTGGTATCCATGATGCGCTGCGCCTTGGCGTACTCCTGCGGGTACTTGCGCTCCAAAAGCCACGCCGCCGCCTGCCAGCTGTCGCCACTCGCGTCCATGATGCGGCCCACGAGCGTCGCCTTGCGCTCGACCTCGGCCTTTTTTAGAACGTGACACAGTTGACGCTGATTGTCTGTTCTGGGGTGGTTGATCCAGCGGCTGTATGTCTCGCGTGCGACCCCGAGATACGCGGCAATGTCCTTGTCGGTCATTCCGGCACGGCACAGGCGGACGGCATCCTCGATGCCCTCCTTGGTCAGTTTTTCACGCCCTTTTCCCGCCACAAAATCACGTTTCCGCTGGTAGATAGCCATATGGAAACGCGAACGTTCCCACCTTTTTACGCACGTGGACAAGCGCGTGCGTTTGCCCACGAGCGTAAAAAGGGGGTAACGTTTAAAGAAAAGGCCCCGGTTTCCCGGGGCCTTTCGGCTACTCGACCTTGGTCGGCTTGATTCCGATTGCCTCGGCCAGCCTCTCAAGCGTCTCCGTCCAGCTTCTGCCGTCTGTGCGCGGCCTGACGTATGCGGTTGCTCTCCGCCTCTTCCTCGAGCCGTCTCTTCCGCTCCGCCAGATAGCACCCCTTGCACAGCCTCCACTTCTTCGCCTGCGCCGAAGTGTCGAACACGGGCCGCGCGTCGCACACGATGCACAGCCCATCCGTTCCGGTCGAAAAGCGCCCGTAGCGCTGCCGCGCGTGCCTCACGGCGCTCGGCGTCACCCTGAGGTCCGCCGCGATCTCCGCCGCCGTCCGCTCCGGGTGCGCCTGCATCCGCCTTATCATCTCGTCCGTCCAAAGGACGTAAGAGGAGCGCCCCTTGCGGAGCGCCCACTCGTCCCTCAACGGATGTGCTGACTTTGTGGATGGGCCTTTTGGCCCATCTCCTACAGGTGGCCTACACGCCATTCGCATACCCCCTAAAGCTCGCCCGCCACGGCAGAACCTTATCAAGCGCCGGAGACCAACTCACCGAGGACGCTCGATATTCTCGCTCGGGCGGTCGATGAGGTCGGCAAGTCTTTGCCACGCATCGGTCCCGCAGCTGTCCAGCCCGCAAAGTGCATCGTAGTGGCCGAAAAGCATCGTGCTCACTTTCATGCACCGGTTGCAATCGAGCTCCAATTTTCGATGCTCGGCAAAGTATAGGCACGTGCCGGAGCGCAGGAACTCGACAGCCTCGCGGCGCTCTTCGTCACTAATCATCGACAATCGCCGCCCCGCACTTAGGACAATGGTTCCACCGCATGTCGCCAATTGAGTAGCCGCAGACCTCGCAACACGGAGTCTCCCTGCCGTACTTAGTCTTGAACTTGCCGTGGCGCGTGGTGGTCGGACGGTCGATTAGGTCGGCAATGCCGAGCGCCTCGCAGGCATCAATGGCCTTCTCGCTGTCATACACTCGACGGTCTAGCAGTTCCGAAAGCACGTCATCGGCATCGACAAAGGAACCGACCGTGCCAGGTATCCCATACTCCCTAGCGCTGATCATATCTCGAAAGTTCTTGGCCCTCTCGTGGCGCTCCTTATCGGTAATCATTGCGTCCTCTTGTTCCATGCTTCGCGCGCCTTGTCCCATCTGCACTCATCCGGCTCGACCTCGTTCCCGGTGATAACCGGGCCGGACGCTCCACACTTTTGGCAGTAGACAAAGTGCGCGTAGTTGTCGGCATTTGCTTCCCGGCTGTAGAGATTCGAGAGAACCCTTTTGCTGCCACAGAACGGGCAGGGCTTCAGCTTGATCTCGTCCATCAGTCCTCACCCCTCAGCTTGCGGATGCGGGATGCAATGTTTTCCATAACGAATTTCTCGCAGGTGTTCTCATCGTTTGCCTCGCACGATGCGCATTCGGTTCCATTCCCACCGAGATAGGCGCAGCATTCGTAAGTCGTTGAATTTGCTGCCCTCTTCAAGTCCTCTTCCAGCTTCTCCCACGTGTCGGGCGGCGTGAGGTACATCAGCTCGGGGTCGAGGGCACGGTGTTTTTCGGTTATCGCGCGCCAGCTGTTCGGCTCAGACCAGGTCTCGAAGTCCGTGGTGAATATCCACCGCACGATGTTGTATGCGTTCCCGTTGCCGTCGAACAGCACCACGGTGTCCAGCGGAATCTCGCGTCCCTCGGCATCTTTCGGCAATTCGATACTCATAGCCCAAACTCCTCGTAGTCGCGGCACTCGCCGCACTCGTCCTCGCAGTACAGCAGGTTCCCCATGAGCCATGCCACAGCCCACTTCGCCAGGCGCCAGAACCCTTCCTTGCGCTCAGGCGCCTCCGCGTCGTAGGCGCGCTCGAACTCGAGGTGGCAGTAGCCGTAGTCGGCGTGAATGTCGCTGCCGCAGAAGTGCCTGCAGTTCCCGCACATCCTAGGCTCACGGGTGCCGCCGTAGCAGCGCTCTATCGTGGCGTCGGTCACCCCCATCGGGTAGCCGCCGACCCTCGAGTCACTCATCGCACTCCACCGCCCCCGTGCTCTCGTCGAGCAGGTCGATGGCATCCCCGACGGTCGCCTCGATGCTCGTCAGCTGGCGGCGCAGGTTCTGCACGAGGTTCGCGCCGGCGACCTCGGCCCTTCCCGCCTCGTAGGCGCGCTCGATCATGTCGGTCACCGCGACCTGCATCGCCGTGTCGTTGTAGCCGCGCCTGACGCGGTACTTCCCCAGGTAGGCGTGCGCCCTGTCCTGCGGCCTGCACTCGCGGTCGAAATGGAACACCTCGACCGCGTCTGCCTTGATCTGCTCCAAAGTCTCCATCACAAACGTCCCCTCTCTCGGTTCCTCTCGTCCATGCGCCGGATGGCGGCATAGACCTCGCCCTGCGTGGCGCCGACGGCTGCCAGCAGGTTGACGGTCGCCTGCACGGTGTCCAGGCACTCGTCAATGAGGTCGTCGCGGTACGCCCTGCGCGCCGTCATGATCGGGCTGAGGCGCATGTCGTCGCAATCCTGCCAGGCACCGAACACCTCGGCCGCCTCCTCGAGCGGCTTGAGCACCTGCGCCTTGTCGTCCCTCACCTCGTGGAACGTCCGAAGGTTGAGCAGGTAACCGTCCCGCATCAGACGCACCTCCCTTCCGCCAGCGCCGCGCGCATGGCGTTGATCTCGCGGCCCGACTCACTCCTCGTTCCGAGGTACACGTCCACGGGCCGCTTGCTCGCGTTCCTGTGCGCCACGTTCTCGCACCATCCGCAGCAGTACCTCTGGTTCCTGCCAACCGCACGGAACCGCCTGCCGCACTGCCCGCACACGAGCACGTAGCCCCCGCGCCTGTCCAGCGACTCAGCCCTCATGTCGCGCCTCCCAGTAGTTGCACCTCGCGAGCCCCTGCGTGGTGTGCACGAAGTCTGGGCAGCGCATGCACGTGTACCGTTTGCGGCCCTCGCCAGACTCCGCCATGACCGTCTCGCTCACGGCGCAGAACCCGCACGTCTCGCAGCGGGCGCTGCGCGGCCCGTCGTCGTAGATGCTCGCGGACCCCTTCGGTCTGCCCATGTTCTCGCTCCTCTCGGCGTCCAAGCTCATGACGCCCTCCTCTCGCATGCGGCCCTCGCATCCAGCAGACGCCGCGCGTCCTGGTACGCCTTGAGCGCCACCGGGTCGGCGGTCGTCCCCCTCGGGGCCTTCACCTTCGCCGGGTCGATGCCCGGGTGTTCCTCGCGCCACCTGCGCTCGAGCTCCGCCCTCGTCTGCTCGGGCGTCCTCGTCGGCTTGAACGTGGCGGCCTGAATCTCGGCATCGGTCGGCTTGCCGCGGGCATGGGCCTCGGCGTCGAGGCGCTTCTGGTTGCCGTTCCACAGCATCGCCGCGGCCTTGAGCGAGGTCACGGGCATCCCGTTCGAGCGGATCCAGCCCTGCGACTCGTAGTGCGCCCAGAACTTGTCGGGGTCGCCGCTGATGCAGTTGGCGGCGAAGTACGCGCGGCACTCGTCCAGGGTCGGCGGGACGAAGCCGTCTGCGTCGCCGCCGCGCGTACCATCAACACAAGCTAGGCTAGGTAAAGCTAAGCTAGGACAGGTTAGGTTAGGGTTTTCGCTTTCGGAAACCTCGGTTTCGGGTTCTGAAAACCTAGGTTTCCCGTTTTCAAAACCTTGGTTTTCGCTTTCGGAAACCTCGGTTTCGGGTTTTTGCTCAGGCTCGGGTTCAGGTTCCGGCTCGGCCTTGGCCTTGCGGGGCCTGCCGCCCTTCTTGGCCTGCTCTCGCTTGTTCTTGGAGTTGTCGATGGCGTTCTTGAGCCCCTTGAAGGCCCTCTTGACGCTCTTGGGCAGCTCGATCTCGACACCGTGGAGGCCGTACATGAGCACCGCGTCCGCGAGCATCATGCGCTCCCTCATGTCCTCGGGGTCGTTCGGGTCGTAATCGTCGTAGAGCTCGGCTATCGAGCTGGCGAAAACCGTGAAGTCGTTGGCCATCAGAACCACCCCCATAGAAGCGAAGAGAAGAACAGGAAACCCGCGGAGAAGGAGGCCGCCTCCCAGTGGTCGCGGATGATGTCGGGTACGTGCCTCATCAGAACGGCACATCCTCGTCGTAGAACTCTGACTGCGGGACCGCGGCGTAGGCCTGCTGGGCGCTCCACTGCGGCGCGGCCTGCGCCTGTGGCTGCATGGGCACCGTATCCGCGAGGCTCTGCTGCGGCTGGGCCTGCGTCTGACCCTCACGGCGCACCATGACCTCGATCTCGTCGACGATCACCTCGAGCTTCGAGCGCTTCTGGCCGTCGCGCTCCCAAGAGCTATAGCGCAGCTTGCCCTCGATCGCGACCTTCATCCCCTTGGCGAGGAATCGTCCCACGGCCTCGGCGCGGTTGCCGAACATCGTGCAGTCGACGAAGTTGGGATAGTCCTCCCACTCGCCCGTCTGCGCGTTGCGGCGGCGGTCGTTTACCGCCACGCCAAAGGACAGGACCTGCGTGCCGCCGGCGGTGGCGCGAAGCTCGGGGTCGCGGGTGAGGTTGCCGCTGATGTTCACTCGGTTGATGCTCACTGCCCGTCCTCCTTTGTGGTCATGAAGCCCTTGATGGCATCGACGAGGCGCGGCCCCTGCATGTAGCCCAGGCTGCTCACGCGGCGGCTGTCGCGGATATGGCACGCCTCGACGATCTTCTGCGCCGTGACCGGGCCGATGCCCGGGAATGAGCGGGCGAACTCCTCGACCTTGAGCCTCTGCGCGATGGGCGCCTCGATGGCGACCTCGGGCGGGATGTTGCCCGCCTTGCAGGCGGCCTTGAACGCGGCGCGCTCGCGGCGCGTGTGGACGGCCTTCGCCATCGCCTCCTTGCGCTGCTCAGGCGTTCGGAGCGGCGGTAGGTTCTTCTCCTCCATGTCATACATCCCTCTCGACGTATCCGTGAATGCCGTTGTCGACCATGACGGCCCTCACGCGGCACAGCTCGTCCGCCGTGGCGCACTCGATGACCACGCGGTAGCCCCTCTGCGGTGCCGAGGCCGCATCCTCGGCCGCATCCGGCTCGGGGCGCGATGGCACCACCCGCACGCACCTCGGCACGCCCAAGGGCGGCTCTGGTTCCTCGACGGGCATCTGCTCGGGGTCGGGCGGCAGCGGCGCGGGCTCCGGCTCGGGCTCCGGCTCGGGCTCCGGTGCGGGCGCCGTCGCCTGCTCGTAGGTCGACACGAGCGCGGCGGCCTTGGCGACCTCCTCGCGGTGCGCGGCGACCGCAGCCGCAACCTCGCCCGAGTCCGCCGGCAGAGTCCTCGTCCACCACGCCGTGGCCCATGCCTTCTCGGACTCGTCCGCGTAGTCCAGCCCGTTGACGAACTTGAACTGGTGCAGCAGCTCGCCCACGCGGCGCTCGATGATGTTCTTGGCCTTGACCTCGCCGAAGCTCGCGTTGAGCCACCTGTCGTCGGCGATGCGCTCGTAGGGCACCAGCGGCCCCATCTCGCCAGCGAGGTCGTAGTAGTGGCCCTTGAGCGCGGTGAGGCGGCGTTTCCTGCACTCGCCGTCGTATCGGTCGATCTCGGCCTTGTACTCATCGGATAGCTTGTCGATGGGCGCCGTTATCTCGCCGATGGTTTTGTCGAACGTCTTGAGCAGGTCGCTGTACTTCTTCTTCGCGGCCTTGCGCTGCTCCTCGATGGGCTTCTTCACGTCGTTGACCGCCGCGCGGTACTTCTTCGCCGCCTTGAAGTCCTCGTCCTTCTCGATGTGCTTGACGTCAACGTAGTCCGCCAGCTTCTCGTCCACGTTCTTCTTGAGCTTCGCCAGCTTGTCCTCGAGTGTGTCGTCGATGGCGAGCGACGCCACCAGCGTGTCGAAGTCCTCCTCGAGCGGCACGGCCTCGACCGCCAAAACCTCATCTGCCATTAGAAGCCTCCCAGAAGGTCGTCGTCGGTCGCATACTCGGCGGGCGCGGGCTCATAGACGGGCGCGGGCTCCGGCTCGGGGGCAGCGGGCTCGGGTTGCGCCTTGCGGGCCGCGATCTCCTCCTCCATCCACGAGGCCGCGCGGCGCGCCTGCATGACCGTCATGTCGTGCATGGAGCCCGACGTGCAGCCCACGGCGGCGCAGATGGCGGCCATGGCCCCGGCGCTGTCGAGCCCAGTCGCCGCCATGAACGGCTTGAACAGGTCGCGCACGGGCTGCAGGTCGACCACGGGCTCGACGCTCTCGGCCTCGACGGCGCGAGCGCCGGCGCCCATGTCGCGCTCGACCTTCTGGTCCATCTCCTCGCCCGTGTACATCCCGCCGAACTCGTCGGGGTAGGCCAGACGCCACGCGCCGGCCTTGGCGCACTTCTCGATCATGACGCCCGGCATCTTCGCCCAGTTGCTCTTGCCGGTGCTGTAGTCGGTGAGCGCCAGCTCGACGTATGCGGGCTTCTTGCCGTCGGTGAACGCGACCTCTGCCCAGCCGCCGATGAGCTGCTCCCCGATCATCTTGTAGACGGCGGAGCCCTTCTTCTTGACGACCTCGCCGTCGCGGAGCACCACGACGCCGCTCTCGATGCCGCCGTAGCTCTCCTGACGGTTGGCGCGGCGGTTGAACACCTGATAGCTCGTGATGATGCTCGCCGGCGCGCTGCCGTACTTGACGAGGTAGACCTCCTTAGTGAAGGGGTTCAGGTGCTGGCGGTTGCAAAGCTCCACGCACAGCGCCAGCTCGCTTTCGGTGGCGTTGGGGCACAGGCGCTCGCGGATGTCCTGCGAGGTGAACTTGACGGGCATGCCCGCATCGTCCTTGAACTCGATGACCTCGTTACTCATCGACGCTCACCTCGCATCCGTAGAGCTTGGAGATAGTGGAGACGGAGCCGTTCTCGGCGTAGGTGTCCTCGCACTTCTTGCCGTACGCGATGATGGCGGCCAGGAAGCCGCGGTCGAACTCGATGGGCTCCTCGTCCATCAGCACGGGCGCGACCACCATGCCGTAGGCGACGCCGCGGAGCACCGCCGGGTCTACGCCGAGACGCTTGAGCGCCTCGGCGTTGAACTCCGTGTTGATGAGGACGTTGCCCACGGCCTGCCTCATGAGCTCCTTGAATGCCTTTCGCTTCATTTACATTTCCTCCGTTTCGTCCCTGCGCCCGGACCACCCGGGCGCAATCGATATGTCCATGCGCTCGGCCTGCCCGCGCACCCTGGGGTGCTTTACCACGTGCAGGTCGACCACTTGCGCGTCGTCGGCCCAGACGAGCCCGTTGAGCGCGTCCATGACCAGCTTGCCCTCGTTGTCCCCGTCCGGCTTGTAGGTGTCCGGCTCCGAGCGCACGCGCTTGGGCCGGCTCTCCGGCAGTGGACGGTAGGCGTCGACGTTGAGAATCACCGGCTCGTGCGGGCCAAAGGGCAGGGGTTGGATGCCCGCCTCGACCATCGCCTCCCGACACGCCGCCGCGATGGCCCGCTCGGCCCTCAGCGTCTCGGTCGGCGTGTACATCCGTGCGTTGCGCCGGTCGAGCCTGTGGCGCTGCTTGCCCGCCGCGAACGTGACGGTGAACGCGAATCGCCTGTCGCTCACAGCACCGACCCCATCCCTAGCGCAACGCGGATGCAGTCCGCCGCGAGCAGCATCGCCCGCAGGACGTACGGCATGATCGCGTACACCGCGAACAGGAGCACGACGAACCCCGCGCACCTAAGCAGCCTCGATGCCATGCGTTCCCTCCTCGATCCACTGCTCCACCCATTCCGGGCGCACCATGCGCCCCACCTTGCGCCCCTCGGGCAGCTGCGAGCGCAGGCGGCCCGCATTGCACTCGATGCGCAGCGTGTCGTATGGCACCCCCGTCACCCTCGACGCCTCGCGCAACGTGTACATCAGCTTGTGGCGGATGCCTAGCTCGTCGGCTATCTGCTGGAACGTTTTGGCTCTGCTAGAATCCATGAGTGACCTCCTTTCAGGTCTGGAGCCGTCCCCGTTTTCCACACCGGGCGGCTCTTTTTTTGCTTGCTTTCGGGGCCTCGCCCCCGGCACGGCACCGGTAGGGAACGTCCCCGCGGCTATGGTTATCGGAGAGCCGCGGGGCAACGGTGCCGCCCCGGGGATGGGGCCCGTGGGCATTGCCTGAGCGGCAATACCCACGTGTCCGCGTTATGAACGCGGTAGGCTTCGGGGCATGATTTGGAGACGCCAGACATATCGCCCGAAGCACGTCCGACCAGCGGGCCCCCTACTCGTGCGGCTCGTCGACTGGGTCGAGCGGCACCCTCGCATCAGCGCCGCGATCGTCCTCGCCGGGTTCATCGACGACGCCTGCGACCTGCTTGGGCGCGTCGTTGATCTCGCGATGTTTCTCATGAAGCTCGCGGGTGTGCTCTAGCACGAACGCGACCGCGAGAACGTCGAGGAAGACCCGGACGGCCGCATGGATAAGGTTCAACATCGCCACCGCCCCTACTTCGTGCCCACGATCGGCTGGGAGCCCTCGGGCACGACGACGAGGTTGCCGTCCTTTCCGATGTTCTTGAGCGCGTCGATGTAGTGCTGCTGGAGGACCTGGTCGTTGAGCGAGTTCGCGAGGACGGCGTTGGCGTCCGCCTCGCCCTGCGCCTCGATCTTCTTTGTTTCGGCCTCGACCTTGGCCGTCTCCTGCTCGTTCTGGGCCTTCTGCTTCGCGACCTCGGCGGCCTGAGCCTCGCTGTAGCTCTTGGTGATGTTCTTCGGATAGCGTACGTCCTGCACGCTCACCTGCTCCACCGTGAGGCCTATGCCCTTCCACTTCTCGGTGAGGGCCTTCTGGACGGCCTTGGTGAACTGGGAGCGGTCGGTGAGCATCGTCACCGTGTCGAAGCCGCCCGAGACCTCGCGGGTGACGGCGCGGACGTCGTTGGAGATGTACTTCTCGACGAAAGACTCCTGCGTACCGTACTCGCTGTAGAGCGTGAGCGCAGCATCGGGGTTGAGCGAGTAGTTGACCTGGATGTCGATGTTCGCGCTGGCGCCGGACTTGTCGTTGATGGTCACCTGCTTGCCGTCGTAGGAGCCGCCGTCCACCTTGTAGTCGGTGTCCCCGTAGAAGTTGATGAGGTTGTTGCGGGTGTCGTAGGTCACAACGTCCTGCCAGGGGGCCTTGGCGTGGAAACCGGCCTCGGAGGTCGAGCCGGCGAGCGAGCCGCCGAGGTTGCGGATGACGCATACCTCGCCGGTGTCCTGCGTGTAGAGGCAGGCGGTGGCGGCGATGATGGCGCCTACCAGGATGAGGGGCAGGGCGCACGCGGGCGAGACGATGCGGGCCTCGTACTTGTTGCCCCAATGGTCCGCGGGCCCGGCGGCCCTCTCGCGCTCGGCCTCGTTATACCGCCTGATGGCGACGGCGGCGGCCACGCCGCCGAGTCCCAGACCCGCTCCGATAATCAGTTGAATCATGTCGCCCTCCCTAGCGCTCGTCGAGAACCGGGTCGCGGACCAGGTTCTCGAAGTCCGTCGACCAGCCGATGCCGTTGGCGGTGAAGCGCACGGAGGTGTACGCGTAGTAGCGCGTGCCGGCGATCTCGGCGCTTTTCAGGTCGCCATCCTGCATGCTCAAGCTCCGGCTCTCGAAGCCGAACAGGCGGCAGATGCGGCCCTTCATCGACTCCTCCGTCTCGCACATGGCACCGTCGAGGTCCTCGCTCGGCTTGAAGGTGACGCTGTAGTCCTTGTTCATGACGCCCTCCCCTACAGCTCGAAGTCGGAAAAGTCGCGGGCCTCGACGGGCTCGGCCTCGACCGTGATGGCCTCGGGGATGTTCCAGCCGCCCAGCTCGATGTCGATGTAGTTCTCGTTCATGGTTCTCTCCGTTTCGTTTGTGACTTTAATTTAATTCAAGTCGTTGGCCAAAAAAATAGAATCTCGCGAGACGCCCAAGAAGCGGCAGGCCGCGTCGAATGCGTCGGTGGGCATTCGGTTCGTCTCCTCGTACCGCTGATAGGTGGGGTAGGTGACGCCCATCGCCTCGGCTACGGCGCCCTTTTTGACGCCCTTGCGCTCTCGGACCTCTCTCAACGTTTCTGTCATCCCGTCCTCCTTTCGCTGTAATCATATTACAACACATTCAAGATAATTCAAACTACTTTTTTAATAAAATTAAAAGGAAATTGTAATTTACCTAAAGGGGTGAAAAGATGGACCTCGGGAAGAAGATTCGCGCACACCGCGACGAGCTGGGCCTCACGCAGGCAGAGTTGGCGGACAAGCTCGGTCTTACCTACTCGTCGGTAAGTCAGTGGGAAAGCGGCCGCGCCACGCCGAGGACGCCTATCCTTCGTCAACTCGCCGACCTCTTCGACACGACGGTAGCCGACCTCATGGGAGAGGACGCCGCCGAGGCCGCGATCAGCGGCACCTCGCGCATGGTCCCCCTGCTGGGCTTCGCCCATATGGGCGAGCCGTGCGACGAGGGCAGCCTCGCCGACGAGGTCGAGGTCCCCGCCTCCATCGCCGACGCGCACCCGCGCGGCTTCATGGTCCACGCGCAGGGCGGCTGCATGGACAACCGCTTCCCCAACGACGCCCTGCTGCTGGTCGACCCCGACATGGAGCCGGTCAACGGCCAGCCGGTGCTCGCCGAGACGTCCGACTACGGCGCCGTGGTGCGAAACTACACCCGGGGCCGCTCCACGGTCATGCTCACGGCGGACAGCCACAGCGGCGAGTACGACGACATCCTCGCCGGGCCGGGCGACGAGCCCGTGGTCTGCAAGGGCCGCGTCGTCTGGTACATGGGCGAGCGGGACGAGAGGTAACGGTATGGGGTTCTTCAAAGAGGCCCGCAACGCCTTCGTGACGGCGTGGCACGAGGAGTTCGACGGCAAGGACATGAAGAAGGAGTTCCGCGACGCCTTCATCGAGGGCTGGGAGAACGGGTGGGGATATACGAGAACGGCCGCGAGGTCAGCAACGCCGAGATGGAGAGGCGGCGCCGGGCGCACGACGAGCAGGAGGCCGCATATATGCGCGAGCAGGTGGAGACGCGCAGGGCGCTCGCGGACGCCGGTGCCAACGTCAAGGCCATCGACGCGGCCCGCGTGCTGGCAGACGCCCGCGACATAGCCGACGGCCTGTGCCGCGCCCGCATCGGGGATGCCGCGAAGCCGTGCGAGCCGCTCATCGACTGGAGGCCGCTCACGAAGACCGGCAAGCTCCCGAAGTGCGTGGCCCGCGCCACCGCCGTCTGGGACCGGCCGAACGGAGACAGCGTGATAGTCCACATGGGCTACACGGCGGACGCGCGGCCCTACACGGCAGACGTCCACATATGGACGGCCGGCGAGCGCTACTCGTACAAGATCAGGACCGTCGGCGGCGAGCTCGCCGTCGCGGGCGAGGGGCCGGCATAGCCCCTCGGCAAAGAAGGGGCTAGGAAAGCACCTCTAAAGGCATCGAAATCGACGCCTTTAGAGATCATGCCGGACCCAACTCCTAGCCCGACGCGCAGGCGGTCCGATCTGCCCGCAGCTCATCGCAGGGAGGTGATGCCCATGAAAGCAAAAAATCTCGGGACCGCAGGCTGATGCCGCGACCCCGAGACTAAGGAGACGGCCCCTGCACTTTGGAACGTGAGACGGGGCCGGAGTCAGAACCGGGCGAAACGGAGAATAAGCCCGCGATCTGAACGGATCTGATTATATGACAAAGAAGCAGCGCCGCCGCGTCTGGGGCTCCGTGACCGAGATGAGGCGCGGCAAGAAGTACGTCCTGCGCTGGATGCAGAACACGCCGCAGGGCCGCAGGCGCAAGACCAAGACCGTGTACGGCACCTACCGCGAGGCGTGCGCGGAACTCGACCGCATCCACGTCGAGCACGCCGACGACGCCCCCGTGCCCACCATAGCCAAAGCCTACGAGACGTGGCTCGTCCCCAAGATGGCCGCACAGGTCGAGGCGGGGACGCTC